ACACGGAGATGTCCACTTGACATTCCCTAATAACGTCGTAATTGGCGTAAAGCGTGACGTAACAGTCTACCGCTTCTTCTGGCCACGTAAGGACTCAATCGAGTACACAATGTATACTCGTGTTGGCGTTCAAATCGAGCAGGCAGACGCTTGGGTAGTTGTAAAGAACGTTAAGGTTGCTTCCTAATTAGGAATTAATCTCGGAGAAGCCCCCAATTAATTTTGGGGGCTTTTCATTTTAATTATACAATGCTATAATGGTTATTACCTAGAAAAAGGAGTAGTAAATGTCTTTTGACACATTAAAGGTCGGAGAGCTAAAAGCAATTGCAGAAGACTTTGCAGTTGATACAGAAGGACTTAAGAACAAGCAAGACATAATTGCAGCACTAGCAGAAGAGGGTGTCACATACGCATTGTATGAAAAGACACTTAAGGATTTAGAAGATGCAAAAGAGGAAATTGAAATCCTCCCAGTATTTGATCCAAAGGCAGAGCGCACAGAAGATACTGTGCTAGTTAGAATGACAAGAGCAAACTTTAGATATGACATTTTGGGGCATACGTTCACACAGGACCACCCATTTGTAGCAATGCATAAAGATTCTGCTCAAGCAATTTTTGATATAGAGGAGGGGTTTCGTTTAGCCACACCAAAAGAAGTACAGGATTATTACGGCTAATCTTAACCACACAAAATGGAAATTATAGTAGGAACAAATGCTCCAGTAAAGCAAAGAGTCTTTTGGAAAGGTGGCATATCCAGAGCAGACTCATTGCCAATAGTTAAGTTTTATGACATAACTGAAGATCCAGCAGTTGCTCCTTCTATAAATCCAGCAACTCTTCTACACACCCAAACATCAGAAGAAGTGGATACAGATTTTGGAGTATACAATGTATACCCACCGCTATCTCTTACAGATAGACCTAGATCATTAAAATTGGTCTGGGAGTATGAAGTTGATGGCGAAGAAGTTATAAAAGAACATAAAGTTTTTGTGGTTACACCATACACAGACTTAACGCAGGCAGCGGATGCTCTAGGGTTTGGATTTGATCAGTCTGACCCAAACTATAGAACATTTGCTGACCTTGTAGCAGCAGAACGCTATGCTCGCAAATTAATTGAAAACTATACTGGGCAACAGTTCCATTTGTATGATGACGTAAATGTTGTGTATTCAACTGGAGCAGACATATTGCCACTTCCACAAAAGATTAATCAGTTACACGAGCTTTATTTAAATGACATGCTTTTAGTTAATACTATAAACAATATCAATAATTTAAACATGCCAGTTTCAGTATCTGAAAGCGGATTTGGATTAAAGGTTGACCGATCAAATGCTCTAGACAATGTAGTCTATTATGCAAACGGAATGATACCTCCAAGCATTAATGATACTGGAAGAGGAATATTTGTTAACGGCGGAACATACAGAGTGGCTGGTAGATACGGCTGGGAGAATGTTCCAGATGAAGTAGAGCTTGCCTGTATAGAATTAATGAGAGACTTTTTCTCTAAGGATAAAGAGTGGCGCAATAAATATATAAAAAGCATACAGACATTTGACTGGCAGTTCCAATATGATACATCAGCATTTAGCGGTACAGGCAATAATTATGCAGATCAGCTATTGCTTCCATATGTAACTAACAAAATGGTAGTTATCTAAGATGAACAATTTAGTCGATTCTATTTTCAATATGAAGGTAGATCTATATTTACAAGAAGACTATCAGGACCCAAATACTGGTGCCATAAAAAAATCTTGGATATATCAAAAGACTATACCGTGCTTTGCAAAAGGAATAATATCAAATTCATCCTCTGCTAGAAGCGGAGACAATCAGTCTATATCTACTAAATATCAGAATACTCAGACTATAGAAATTAGAACACAAACCCCAATTACATATAGGCAAAAAATAACTAACATTAAGGATTCTGCAAATAATGTTATCTGGTTTGAATTAAACTACCCAAACGATACACCAACAGTATTTGAGATTGTCAGCTCGACACCCATCACAGATCCCTTTGGAACACTTATGGCATATAACTCAATTGCCAAAAGGTCGGAGAACCAGATAATTGGAGACTAACGGAGTAGCATTATTACAAGCAGCATCTGGCTTAGAAAGACTAATGGTTGGGTCATCTGCTGCTGGAGTTTTAAAAGATAGCAGCGTAGCACAGATATCAGCATTCTTATATTATCAGGCTCATGTTTCAGCAAAGCTTTCCTCAAACAAGGCGTTCCAAAAACTTTTTAAGACTACAGTGTTTAATCAAATAGACAAAGACTTCGGGCTATTTATAGATTCTCAAGCACGTACAAAGCCTAAGTCACTACATCATGTTTATGAGTGGAACAAGACTGGGCAGGCAACTAGTAGATTGTTCAAGCTAAATAGAATCGATGCCATGGGTCTTTCATTTAAAATTAACTATGATTTAAAGATATCAAGATCTTCTGTACCTACAAAAAATAGAAAGCAAAAAAGCAGATATGTATTTGCTAATAAGGCTTCTGTTATGGAAAAGGGTATGCCGATTACCATCAGGCCAAAATCAGCTGAAAGACTTGTATTCGAGATTGATGGAGAAGTTGTATTTATGCCTAAAGGTAAATCAGTTACAGTAAGAAGCCCTGGTGGAAAAGCTTCAACTAATCAATTTGATCTTGCATACAGCAGATATTTTAGCGGACCTCTGGTATCTAATTCAATAAAAGCTTCTGGATTTCAGAACCTATTTGGATCTAAATTTGAGAGAGCAATGAAAGTTCCCTCATCTATATCTAAGGTGCGTTATTCTTTTAGTCCAGGTACAATTAGACTACAGGCGGATTCAGCATTAACCGAACAATTTGGAGGGGCAGCATAATGACAAACTATACTATAGACGCAATGTATGAAGTAAGAAAGCATTTGTGGCAAGAGCTTATACTCAATAGCTTGGTAGACCCAAACTCATACTATAGCGATAATTTAGGAGAAGCAATAATTCCAATTATTCCAGTGCAGCAGGCCCCAGAGATGAGCCAATTTTTAAGCGGAAAGACGCACATAGTTTATGACAAGATAGGCAGCACATACGAAGAGAACTGGATGATTTGTTGCGAGAAGATATCATTCACAATATATTCAGTAGATCACTCAGAAATTAATGCCATTAGAAATATGATGATGGATGTATTTAGAAGGATGGACGATTCGGCCAGAGACCTAAATGCCTCCAAGTCCACAGACAAGATAATATTCCACAACACAATGATTGTAGACATGTCCCCAACAGAGCCATCTGAGGAGCTAGCAGGCTTTCTGGCGGCAGATATTATACTAGAGGTCAAGTATTCTAGGACAGTAGGCCCAAAGGGCAGATTCGATTAGTTTGCCTTTTAGTTGATTGTAAGATAAAATTATACCAAGAGGAAATGAGCCTAGCCAGCTTGATTTAAAGTTTTACAGTAAGTCAATATATATATATTTATTTAACAGGAGGTTTTACACATGGCAAATCAAATTGCAGGTAATGCTAAGAATATTCTAGTTGGTGCTTCACCACTATTTATTTCAAACTTAGACGTTACAACATCAGGATACGTCGAAAACTTTGCACCTGGAGAAGCGGGATCAACAGCACCAGCGTTCTCAGCTCCAACAGCATCAGCAGACGGAAAGTCTTACACAGATACTTTGAACGAAGTAACTGCATCAACAACACCAGCATTCTATTACAGAAACGTTGGTTACACAAACAACGGTCTTCAGGTTACATACAACCCATCATACGGTTCAGTAACAGTAGATCAGCTTCTTGATACAGCAAAGCTTTTCAAGGAGTCAATGGAAGTTATGATCGCTACAGAAATGGCAGAAGGTACTCTAGAGAACGTTCTTACAGTATTCGGCCAGAGCTCAAGCACACTCACAGAGGGAGCAACTACAGACAAGCTTGGTCTTGCTGGTGGTGCTCTTGGTGAGGCTCCAACAGAGCGTCAGCTTGTTGCAGTAGGTCAGGCTCCAACTTCTGGAGCAGGTGTTTCAAAGGCAGAGCGTGTATACTATGCACGTCGTGTTCTTTCTGTACAACAGTCACAGTTCTCTTTGGCTCGTAACGCAGCATCAACATTCCCAGTAACATTCCGTTTGCTTCCAGACGGTTCAAAGGTCGGTCAGGAATATGGTTTCATTGTAGACCGTGTTCTTAATAAGACAGGCGCATAATTAATTCTTATTAATTAGTAAAACCCCCCTAAGAAATTAGGGGGGTTTTATCATTGTATTGGTAATTCTGATATGATACAATAATTAAGACGAGATCCTAGGAGGATTTAAATTGGCAACAACAGTATATGATGTAGAAGAGATTCAACTACAAAATGGCGCAACAGTAAAGCTGAAGCCTTTAACTATTAAAGAGCTTAGAAAGTTTATGGCCGCTATCAGTAAGACAGCAGAAGTGACTACAGAAGATGAGACACTGACTATCCTGATCGATGCTTGTGCAGTAGCACTAGAGAAGCAGCTTCCAGAATTAGTAGCAGACAGAGAAGCATTTGAGGACGTATTAGATGTACCAACAATTAATCGCATCCTTGAAGTCTGTGGTGGTATCAAGATGGATGATCCAAATTTGCTAGCAGCAGCGGTTCTAGCTGGTCAGAACTAGATCTAGCTGCACTAGAAGGAGAAGTATTCTTAATAGGTAACTATAAGAATTACGAGGAATTGGAAGACAACCTTTCAATGCCAGAGTTGGTTCAAACTTTTAAATCAATGCAAAAGTCTGAATCAGAAAAAAGAAAGTTTCTGGCCTCCATTCAAGGCATAGAGCTTGATGGTGGAGAACAAGAAGAAGACAAGAGTTTTGAAGATGTAAGAAGAAAAGCTCTTGGAATAACTGCAGATGCATCAGATGTTGTTTCGCTACAAGGTCAGTTTGCATCAGAAGCAGGGTTTGGTATCGGAGCAGGTCTCGGATACAAAAAGGAGTAGGTAGTTGGCAGATCAAAACATAGTTACCAACATAACTGCGACGGCTAATTTTAGTAGCCTAACAGCGCAGTTACAAGCGGTGACCTCTCAACTTCTAAAACTTCAAGCTACAACAATTGGTTTAAATAAGAATTTAACTAGCCAGGTTGGAGTCATGAATCGTCAGTTTGACGAAACCATGCGCTCCACTGGCCAGTTTTCTAGACACTTCGTAACATTAACTTCAGACGTATCTAAGTTTGGTCAAAACCTAGATAGCGGTAGAATGAAGCTTGGCGAATATTTTAGAACTTGGCAGGGTCATACAAGAAAGACCAGCACACTAGTAAGAGAATTAGCTAAGCAACAAGTAATGCTTGAGAATGCTGTGGTTCAGCCACTTGGCAAAAATGCTCAAGGATTAATGCAATATAACGTAATGGTTCAATCTGGACTGGATGCAACAAAGAATAAGTCCGCATTACTAAGACAAGAACTATCTATCATGAATAAGGTGATGATGGATGGATCAAATCAATTAATTAACTGGGGTAAGAATACTCAGTGGGCTGGTAGACAGCTTACAGTAGGACTTACAGTCCCATTAGCAGCATTTGGTATGGCTGCAGCAAAAGCATTTAGACAAGCAGACGAAGAGCTTGTCAGACTTACAAAAGTTTATGGCGGATTAACAGCAACATCATCTGAAGATTTATTAAGAGTAAGAAAAGATGTAGCAGCATTATCTAGAGAGTTAGCATCAGGTCTTGGTGCAAACTTTACAGAAACAATTGCATTGGCTGCGGATATTGCTGCAACTGGTAAAGAAGGCACAGAGCTTTTAGACTCTACTAGACAAACCACAAGACTTGCAATTCTTGGTGAAGTTGACAGACAAGAAGCAATGAAAGCAACATTGTCTATTCAAACAGCATTCGGACAAAGCACGGAGCAACTCGCTCAATCCATTGACTTTCTTAACGCTGTTGAAAACCAGACCTCAACAAGCCTTGCAGATTTAGTAGAAGCAATTCCTAAAGCTGGTCCAGTAGTAAAAGCTTTGGGCGGAGATGTCCAGGACCTTGCACTTTATTTAACAGCTATGCGTGAAGGTGGAATTAATGCTTCAGAAGGAGCAAACGCACTTAAGTCAGCATTAGCATCTATTATTAATCCTACTAAGGTTGCCAAGGAGCAGTTTATGGGATTTGGAATTGACCTAGGCGGGATTGTAGACAAAAATGCTGGCAACCTAACTGGAACAGTTATGGCACTGAAAGATTCATTAGATAGCCTAGATCCTTTAAGTAGAGCAAGAGCAATTGAACAATTATTTGGTAAATTCCAGTTTGCAAGAATTAACGCTTTGTTTGAGAACCTTGGAAAAGAAGGAAGCCAGACACTACAAGTATTAGACTTGATGAAAGCAAGCACACAAGATTTAGCTAGTATATCTGAGCGAGAATTAAAAGCAATGACAGAGTCTGCTTCTGGTAAGTATAGAAGAGCCTTGGAAGCAGTTAAGGCAGACCTAGCAGTAATTGGTGAGCAGTTCCTAAAGGTAGGAACATTTGTATTAAATGCTATTGACGGAATTGTTAAATTTATTGGAAACCTTCCTGGCCCAATTAAAGCAGTATTAGGATTTATAGGAAGCTTAACAGCAATTGCTGGCCCAATCATCATGTTAACTGGTGTGCTTGCCAACTTCTTTGGATATATTATCAAGGGAATATTTGCTCTTAAAAATATTGGTAAGGGTGGAACTGGATTCAAGTTATTAACACCAGAATTAATGGCAGCCTCAGCTGCTGCTGAAACTGTAGAGCAAGCATTCTATAGCGATACAAAAGCTGCTGCAACATTCTCTGACGCAGTTCTAACATTAGCTGCCTCATTTGAAAAGCTAAGACAAAATGCAATGTCTGCAACAGTTGCTACTTCAAACAGCATGTCTACAGTAGGCGGCAATACTGTTATGAGAGGCGGAGGAAGAATTGTAGACAAAGACAATCCTTTGGTAGGCAAATCCTATTCAAGAGATATGTCTCACGTAATTCCGACTGGATCTAAAACTCCTCAGCAAAGAGCAGACGAAACAATATTCTCAACTGTTCCTGGTCCTAAGCCAGTAAATCTAAGACTTTCAAATTCAGCTCAAACATACATGAACGATGACCTACCAAGAATTAATGGAGTAACTTCTGTAAATGGAGTTTCAAATGGTATAGTTGCAGCAGAGGCTGCCAAGTGGCACTCTATGACTGCAGCTTTAGCCATGCAGTCAAAGGCAGAAATAGCACAACTTAAAGCTGAGGTTGCTGCTACTGGAACAGTTACAGCATCTTTAACAGATTCATATCAGGCGCTATTGCCTCAAATGACAAAGATAACTTCTTTGGCAGCAGACGAAACAGCATTGATTGTTAACCAGCTACAGGCTGGCAAGATTACAGTAGAAGCAGCAAGAGCAAAGATATTTGCATTAAATGCACAAGTAGAAGCAATGATGGTGCAAACTGCACAAGGAGTTGCAACAGCACAAGCTAGAAACATTAGCCTTACAACAGTTCCACTGACTACTCAACCAGTAGTTAGCGCAGCTGGTAAATCAAATATGAAAGAGCTTTTCCATAAAACAGAAACATCTAAGCTTGTAGATGGCATTGCTCGTAGTCTGGGAGTCAGAACTTCTGGCGCTGGATATAGTATCCAGACAACAAAACCTAGAAGACTTAATGCTGGTGGAAGAACTGGTGGCGTATACGAGCCAGAAAAACACGGAGCAGTTGTTCCAGGCGATACATCAATTAACTATGACAATACCCCAGCCAGAGTTCCGCTTGGGGGATTTGTATTAAATCAAGAAGCTTCTAAAAACAATCCAGAGCTAGTAGAACGTGCAAAGCAAAGCTATGGAATGAATGGTGGAGGCAAAATAGATGCCGTACTAACTCCAGGGGAAACGGTTGTAGACCCAAAAACATATTCTGAAAATCAAGCAGCATACGATAAGGCAAATTCAACAAAGAGAAGAATTGAATTTAGAAGTATGGGCGGAGTCCTTGGCGGATTAGTAATTCCAAAGAAAAGAAATTATGGCAATAAGTTATTTGCAGATGAAGCACTTTCTGTACAAAAATTAGAAGAAGCTTATAGGTATGTAGATAATCTTACTGGAGATAGCTATGAAGAATTAAGACGACCAGGAATTGTATTAAATAATGCGGATGCGTTATTTAGACATGTACCTGGGATGACAATGAGTCGTGCAGTTGCAGAAGCCAGAGCTATAGATGTTGTTGCTAGAAGACAACACCAGCTATTTGTTGCAAGCAACGGCGAGGCTGGAATGGATTATCACACAGCACATGCTAAATATTTAGAGGCTAAATATCCTCATATGATATTGCCATCTGGATCAACTAAACAACAAAAGAGAGCAGCTTCTGGCACTAAGGATGTACAAGCTAGAAAGCAAATGGCATTGATGGTTGATTCTGTTTTCCCAGGAGCATCTTCAGATGAGTGGGCACATAGAGCACACTTTGTTCCAATAGAACAATCAAGAGGACATAAAGGATATTTTGGTGAAGCTGGACATGATAGATTTAATTTAATTGGTGAAGACTTAAGAAAAACAGTTGGCGTAAATGATATATCTCCTGTATTTTCAAGCGAAGCTAAGGCTCATGCTGACCACATAGCACAGGGATTAGGGTTTGAAGATGCAGATGATTTCTTATTAAATAAAGAAAAAATTAAGGAGTTTATTAAAACTGGTAAATGGAAAGGTCCTGGACCAGTACCACTAGGGCTTGCAAAATATCTGAGAGCCAATACAGTAGCATTAAGGGCTACAAATCCTAGAGTTGCTGCAGCAAACCCTAGAGTAGCTATAGCTCAAAAGATTGCTGGTGCACGTAGAAACGCTGGTGGAGTACTTGGCGGTTTAGTAAAATCTGGTAAGCGAAATTACGGGAACCTATTTCTTGGAATGCCTAGAGGAATAAAGGCAGTAGAAACACAAAGAAAAGCTAGACTTAACATGGAAGAGATTGATGCTGGTCTAAAGGCTAGCCGATTTGCAGCAATGCCTCCAACAGATTTTGGCAAGTTGATCTCACCGTCAACAGGAAGAAGTTTCCCTGTTCCAGGCATTGGTGGACTATATGAAAAGGCAGACGGAACAAGAGTATTTGTTAAACCAGTAATGGATGAAACAGCAGCACTTGCAGAACAAAGAGCTACGATTATTGCTAGAGAAGCCCATGGACTAAATGCACCAAGGCAAGAAATTAGAACAATGATTGATCCTACTGATCCAGCAGGTAGAAGAAAGCTATTGGTTTTAGAGTCTCCTTACGATGAAGCATTTGCAAAAGCATCTGGAGAATTTACAAAGAAAGATTATTTTAAACAGTTAGTCGCAGCTAATTTAAGAGGCGATAAAGATTTAAGTCCAGATAATCTTTATGGAAGCACATTAAATGACGTAGGCACTGCTGGTGTATTTAAAACGGCTTCTGGTAAGAGATCATATGAAGAAAATATGATTTCAATGAAGGACCAAGCAAATATTAATCTGCTAGGAGTAAAGGGCGGGGCAAGAAGATTTTTTGCTGAATCTACATTGGCTATTCCAAAGGGAATGACTCCAAAACAATATCATAAGGCTATGATAGATGAGATAGATGATGTGTTGCCTAAACTTAAAGAAACAGTAGCTAAATCTTTAGGTAAATTAAATACAGAAGAGGCTGCAGTATATGCAGCAATGATCAAGAGACTTGAAGATGGAAGAAGAGTAAACTGGGAAGAATTCCATGGAATACATTCTGCAGTTAAGGTTTCACAATCAAAGGCTCTTACTCCCGCCGCACTTCAAAAGTTAAAGGAAGAAGCAGAACTAAGAATTAGACAAAGAGGACATGCAATATCTCTTTCAGACAATTCTTTTAAAACTCCTCTAAATGGATTTAACGGTGGCGGTTTAATTGGCAATGTCTTAAAGGGCGTGGCTATGAGAAAAATTGGTGCGGGATTTGGACCAACAGGTGCACCTAAGCCAAGCATGTACGAGTCAGCTCCATGGGGAGTTAATTCACTTTCAATTCAAATGGCAGAGACCTTATTTGCTAATTCTGGATTAAGAAAGAATACACAAAAATTACTTTACGATAAGTTTGCTGCTGCGCTAGCAAAAGAAAAACCTTATGGCTATGTTAAGGGTAAAGACGGCTCACTTCAAAGAGCCCTTGAGCCAGATTCATTAGATGCAGTTATTAGGTTAGCAGCATCAGATCTATTCGGCGACAGGAATGTTATAAGACAGCTTTCTCCAATAGACAAAGATATACTTAGGAATAAATATTTAAATTGGGATTCTAAAAAGAACACACCAATGACTGCAGAGCTTCAGAAGAAGATCTTCGGTATTGATGGCAAGAGAGAGATGGGTGGTCCCGTATCTCCAGGACAAAATTATGTTGTCGGAGAAAAGGGTCCAGAAATATTTAGTCCTTCTCAGAGCGGAAAGATAATACCAGGGTTTGCACTTGGTGGAATAATCAAGCGAAGCAAAGATTTTTATGGAGAAAAGATTACAGATGTAAGTCAAATTACATCTCAAGAGCAGGCAAAGAGACTTCTCAAATCAGGAGATCCTAGCCAAAGAGCTTTAGGCCAACTTTATTTAAATAACTTAGCAGCAGGAAAGGTTCCAGCACCTACACCCGCAAGAGTAATCACACCTGGGCCATTATCTGTAGCAAAAACAACCATAGTAGGAAACGGCGGAGTAAGAACAAATGCTTATGGTCTTCAAGGATCCTTGCCTTATGCTCCAGGACTAAAACTTCCACTAAGACAATTTAATATGGCAATTGATTCTGCCCTACTGTCTATCACTAACGGATTAAAAGCTGGATCAAATAGACTAATAACTAGCACAAGAATGATTGGCGATCAAATTAATTCTTCATTGAAAACCTTGTCTGATGGTACAAAGAAGTTTGGCACATCAATATCCTCATCTGTAAAAAGCCTAGTGTCTTCATACAAAACTGGTGGATCTCAAATATTGCAATACGGTGTCCCAGGCGCTTTTGTAGGAGGAAAAGAAGATCGTGGCGCTAGAATGAGAGGTTCTTTTAAAACTAATGCTGCTTATACAACAGCAGCAATGATGCATCCAGTACAATACTTAAAGACAAAAGGACTTAACCCAGAATTTGGTCAGGGTGCTGGCGCTAACATGGTTGGTATGATGGGCGGAATGGCAGCAGGAACAGCAATAGGAGGAAAGATTGGCGGACAAAATGGAGCCATGATGGGAAGCATGGTTGGTATGATGGGCGGACAAATGCTTCTTCCAAAGATTGGCGGAATGATTGCAAAACGTGCTGCGGCTAGCGCAGCAACAGCAGGATTAGCTTCTGCAGGTTTTGGTGCAACAGCAGCTGCAGCAGCAGGCTTAGTTGCGCCATTAGCAGCCGTAACAGCAGCTGGATATGCTGGATATAAAATGTGGAAGCATTATAAAGAAGGACAGACACTAAACATATCTACCTTTGGTATGACTGCAGAAGCTGCTAAAAAAGCAAACCTTAGATTTACAGACTTTGGCGCAAAGATAAAAGATACTATTCAAGATTCAAGAGACATGGCCGCTGCAAACAAACTTGTTTACGAAAGCATGAAGGATGGCGGAACCCCATTCCAAATGACTATTGCAGAATACAAGAAGCTTAAGGTAGAAGTGAAAGAAACATTTGGTGAGCAGATTAAGGCGCTTGATCGCCAGCCATCTAATAAAGTTCCAGATGCAGTACGCAGAATTAAAGAGCAGCTTATAGCTGCTGGAATGTCTGCTGAAGAAGCAACTAAAAAAGTTTATACAATGCTTCAGCTTTCAAATAAAAAAGATCAAGCAATTACTGCAACTATGGGTAACAAGGACTTCAAAAATATTACGGATGCACAAACAGCTGCAGTATCTTCTGTAACCAGCTTTGGCAAAGACACAAGAGACCAAGGTAATAAAGAAAAGGCCGCATCACTTAACACAGCCTTGATGGCAACTGAGACTGGAATTAATGACCTTATTGCAAAGAGAGAACGCCTTGTAGCAAAAGATTTAAGCGGGAAGACAAAGTCATTGTCATACGCTGAAGCTGAAAAGATTATGATAGATCAGCTAAATACTTCTAAGGAAGCTACTACTAAAATAACTCAGGGCACAGTAGATGAAATAGCTAAGACAAATCCAGAAGTTAAAAAGATGATTAATGGATCAGATACTATTGTTAGCACATGGCAAAAGATTAGATTAGAGGCTTTAGGGTTTAAGGGAGATCTTTCAAAGCTAAATGCTGAGCAGGCTGCAGTAGCAGCTAACCTATTTAGCTCTGTTAGTGAATCAGTACAAAAGACTAATAAAGAAGGTATACTTAAGGGTCAATACGAAAACCTAGAAAAACTAAAAGGCCAGATTGCATCTTATACAAAGGCACTCAAGGGACAAACTGCAGCACAACAAATATCAGACAGAGATAAGCTGTCTGCACTTAATAAGCAGATTGAGGCAAATAATAAGTTAGCTGAAGCTAGAAAGAAAGCATTAACTGCTGCACAGGCAGACGCAGATCTCGGAAGAGAAATTGAAAAAACAAGAATGCAGATGCAAAATGCTGCAGCAAGTGGAGACACTCAAAAGGCACAAGAGCTCAGACTTGATTTAGAAACATTAACTACTCAGCAACAAACAGAGTCTCAAACTAAGGCAATAGATAAAGCAAATGAAGCTGCAAATGCTCCACTTAAGGCAGCAATTGAAGCTATGGGCAACAAGCAGCAGAAGCTTGCAGATAGCGCTGCACTTGCTGGAGATAGCCTGGACAAGATTAGAGATAAGTATGATAAGCAGTTGGCTGCTATAGACAAGGTTAATAATTCAATGACTGCTCTGTATGCAAACGCTAAACTTGCTGGAGTCTCTATTGAAGATTATGTTAAAAAGAATAAGACTGCAGCTGCTGCATTAGTTGCAGATTATGAAGCTGCTACTGGCAATAAGATGGATAGATACACTACAGGCAAAGATGGCAAGAAGGTGCCAATTGATCCGACTACAAATGCACTATCAGTTCTATCTAAGTCTGGCGCACAATCAGGAATTGATGCACTAAAGATAACTGGCGGCAAAACGCTTAAAGATGTTTATGATGCAATCAAGAATCCAAACGCTAAGGCTCCTCTTAGAAAGGATATTGCAGTATCTGGCGATTACTCAAAGAGTATGGAAGAAAAAACATTTGATGGCAAAAAGATTAAGGTGTTAAATGCAGAAGCAAGAGAAGCAATTGCTAAAAGAGAAAACCTTCAGCTAAATGAAACATTTATTTGGAATGG